TCCTCTTCAAACTCTTCCTCCTCTTCTTCATCCTCCTCTTCAAACTCTTCCTCCTCTTCTTCACCCTCCCCTTCAAACTCTTCCTCCTCTTCTTCATCCTCCTCTTCAAACTCTTCCTCCTCTTCTTCATCCTCCTCTTCAAACTCTTCCTCCTCTTCTTCATCCTCCTCTTCTGCCTTCTTGCGCTTGCCCTTGCCCTTGCCCTTGCCCTTGGCCTTGGATTTGGCCTTGGCCTTGGTGCTACCACCACCAGCAGCAGCAGCCACCTCCTCGATTACGGCTGTACGTAGCTCCGAGACTTCGTCGAACTCATCCGGCTCCACGTCCAAGTCATTCATGTAGATGAATTTCTTGAGTTCTTTTTCTGTCATCTTCTTGATGGCTTTCACTTTCTTACTCCTTGTATTAGAGGTTTCCGGTTTTGATTCTCCTGTTTGGAGAAACAACTTTTTGATTTCTTTGTATGGAAGCACTTTGATGATGTCGTCAAGACATACAATTTGTTTCAGCATACGGCCCGGATTATAATTTTGTTTGCGATCCAGAAAATTGATTCGGCTTACTTCAAAGAACTTTTGGCGGTTGTACGTTTTTTCATTCATCCCTAATCTAAGGGTTTTGCCTCCTTCAAATTCGCACCAGGATTCAAGTTGATCTTGCATCTCCTCATCATCCAAATGCTCTTCAAGGAGCTTGCCGAACAGGTGATAGGAAATATCGAATATTTGTACTCCCCGTTGTCGATCCTTTGTATTGACCACGTTGAAGACCTGCCGTCGTTTGGGCCTTAGCGATTTGATGAAATCTTCGTCGGCATCCACATCGTCGCGTAGTATAGCCAACTGTTCACAGATGGGGCAGGGTCCATATGGTTTGGGGCCTGTTGCGGGGCATACGACAGTGTCATTGTTTGGCCCTATGCCCTTGTGCACAAAATAAGTGCGTTCAAACGAGAACGATCCTTCATCAGCGAATGGATTGCCTTGCCCCACCTTGTATGGTAGAATATCGAGACGTATAGGATCGTCACTTTTGATCTGTAGCATATTCACGTTTTTTGGTAACGTGAGAGCACGACTGGTGTACAGTTCAGATGATCTTTTTGCTGCCTGTTTGGATCCACGGGAAGCCATACCACGTTTGTATCGTGCTTGTTCACGTTTCATTCTTTGTCCTTTCGCACAGGGTTGAACTCGTTTTTTAATCTATTTGCTAGCGTCTTACCTTTCATGTATCCAAACGTGCCATATTTCATAATACCAAATGCAACGAGTGGTAACACAAACGGCACTACAACTAGAATGATTATTATTGTTGTGTTCATTTTAGTTTGCGTCTTTTTTTGTTTTGGCCGTGACTTTTGTTGATATGATTTACTACACGTTTGGTGCGGTTCTCTTGTAATTGTTTGGTTCCGTTTTCGTCGGCTCGTGGCACGCTAAAATACTTTTGGCCGTGAAGGGATACCAAACCTTCCAATGCTCGTTTGCGATGCTCGATAGCAGTCACCATATTAGATAAATGGTCAACATCTTCCTTCAAATCGATTAGTGCTATCACACGCTTGGCATAAGCTGGGTGGCTTAATACCGTGTTTTTTACTGCCGTTTCGTTAACGGACTTGAGTTTGTATTTGCTTGGATTTGAACGCACACGGGCTGCTAGTTTAGCATTGGCTATATCGTTCAAAGCTTTTTGTTTGTCATACTCTTTTCTTGCCCCACTTAACAAATCAGCAAATTCAAGTAGTAGTCGTGGTTGGCGTACCCATTCCCTGTCTAATCGTGTGGGGTCTGGATTCAAAATACTTTTAGCGCTTATCGTCACTTTAGGCATCTCCGTATATCTGTTTTTGTTTCCACATATATTATCGCTGTGCTAATCCTCTACAACAATTTGATAACATGCCATAGCTAATCCTGCATGTTTACTGTCGTAAAAATTGCCCTCAAACGTTTGAATTACACGACAAGCACGTTGTTGCATTTTGCGACGATTGCCTTTTAGTAAGATAGCACGCGCATAACCAATAACAGCCCATCGAATTGATTCGGCATCAGCGCTTGCAAGAGCTGTTAAAATACCAGATGCCGCAGACCAATCTGTCTGGAAGTTGAACAGTAAACGGCAGAGGTCTATAATTTGCCGTTGCTCTTCAGCAGCACCTTCCAACCATTCTAGTTGTTCGCTTTTGTCGGCCAGAAGTACAACACCCTCCAACATTTCGATTGCACGGCGGGCAGATCCGTCAGCTTGTTCGATGATTGTGGTTTGAACTTTTTTGTCAATTTGTGTTTCAATCTGTTTTTCAATATACAGAAGCGATTGTTCAATTGCAGATGCATTTAGAGGTTTGAATTTGACTGGGAAACATCGATCACGCACGGTTCGCGCCAACTTGTTTGGGTCGGTAGTACACAGAATGAAATAAACATGAGATGGCACGTCTTCCAGTATCTTTAGCATAGCTTCTTGAGCACCGCCTGTTAGTCTGTGGGCCTCATCAATCAACCATAATTTGGAATTGCCATTCATGGGTCGTAAGTGCATAGACTTACGAATATCCCGGACAGCATCTATGCCTCGAATATCGGCACAGTTCATTTCCGAAAAATCACGTACCCCGCATTTGACGTGCTTTCGCATGATTCGGGCACTTGTAGTTTTACCTGATCCGGAGTGGCCTGCAAACATCATTACGTGTGGTATTTTATCCTTCGCCACCATGGCCTTTAATGACTTGATTGCTTGTGGCTGTCCATACACATCTTGTAATTTCGTTGGTCTGAATTTGCGATACAGTTCCATGACATTTCCTTTACCATGGGGTTTTTTATTCAAATATGGATCGGGTTTTTTGTGTGCGAGTTGCACGCTTTACATTTGTCACCGCTTGTTGATAATATGAATTTTTCAATTCAACGCCAATAGCCTTTCTATGGTTTTTCACGGCGACGTAAACTTCACTCCCAACTCCCATAAATGGTGTCAGTACTGTGTCCCCAGAAGTTGACCATAAAGCAATGCATCGCTCGATAACATCCAATTGAAGAGGGCAAATATGTTTTTGATCTTTCTTATCTCGGCCTTTTCGGAAAGGTAAAACATTCGATTGACGAATATCCATCCAAACAGGAGAAGCATAGCGTTGCCAAATCCAATGACTTCGTTTATTTGTAGATGGTTTACTCCACCCAATGTATTTGTTTAGTGTTTTCGGTATTTGAGTCTTACCATAATATTCTGTCAATCCTTCTGTATGTGAGATAGGTTTTAGATTATTTCCAGGCTTGCGAAAACACAGAAGGGAATCTGGAATGCCCACTCTACACATCGCAGAATCTTTTACGATTTGTTTATGCGCTAACCCTATTGCTTTTGTTCGTACCGCAGCTAATAACGGATCTTTCCAAATGCAAATTCGAGATTGGTATACAAATCCGTACTTTATAAATTTGCGGATGATAGTGCCTGGAAAATCTCGGATTCCAATGTTATGTCCTTCCCGCTTGAACATCGGTAATTCTATACAGTGCACAACAACTATTCGGCCATCCATCATTAATCGGAATAATTCAGCGATGAGATATTCAAAATGAACAAAGAATTGTTTGTAACTCTTGCTGTTACTCATGTCTTTTGGATTATTACTGTATGCATAAAGAGATGAAAATGGAGGGCTGAAAACGGACAGGCCTATACTATTGGATGGAAGTGCGGGAAGGACTTCACAGCAATCCCCTAAATACAATGCGTATTTGTCTGTTTGAATTTGATTTATTGCAGCCATGTTGGAACCTTTATACTAGAGTTTCTTATAGTATCGTCAGTTTCTTCGTTTTGGTATTTGCTCATATTTTTTACGATTCCTTTATACATTGCAGATGATTTTTTCTCTTTCTCTTTCATATTCTCGACCACACGGGATTCTCGTTGGCTGGAAACAATATGGCATTTCACATCGCGCGTTTGTCCAAACCTCCAACATCTGCGAATGCACTGATAAAATTGTTCGTAACTATGGGATGGAAAATAAATAACATCCGAACAGTGTTGCCAATTCATTCCAAAACCACCAATTCGGGGCTTTGTGATCAGCACACGAATGTCGCCTGTCGAAAATTCTATGAGTTTTTTTTCTTTCGTTTCATCAGAATCTTTTCCTGCTACTTGTACCGCATCTGGAATCAACGATTCCAATAGATTCCCTTCATCATTTAAGTGGCACCATAATATACAGGGACGGTTTTTTGGAACCAGACTTGCAGCACGCTCACATCGAGCTTTCAGTGTAAGCCTGCGCTCCTGTCGTTGGTCGTTAAGCGTTATTGCTGGACATGAAAATAGTTTACCGGGTGGCACTTTAGATGGGATTACTGAATCTATCAATTTTAGATCGGGGAGAGCGAATTTTCCATCTAAAAAACCCATATCTGATGGTTTTCGCATGGCGCGGGCCCATGTTCCCACCCATTGCCAAAATTGATTTTTAGCATAACCTTTGATCGCCCATTGACTAGTTGTTTTGCCTTTATGTGAGAAAAACGTGCCTAACATACGATCGTATTTCATGTATCCTAAAGCTTCAGAAGACGTACCCAATTCCATACAATCATTTGGTGCTGGTGTAGCAGTGCATAATAATCGATATTGAATAGATGTACTAAATTCTGTGATGAATTTTCGCATTTTTCCTTCAAAGTTTTTCAGTATGCTAGATTCATCACAAACAATACCTCCAAAATCATGAGGATTGAATAAGTATAGTCTTTCATAATTCGTAACTGTTATAGGGTATTTGGGTATTCCCTTTTGGTTTCTATGAACCTCAATTCCAAATTTATTGCCTTCCCGTTGTGTTTGATAAGAAACAGCTAATGGTGTCACAACTAGTACAGGTTTAGATGTTTTTTTGAACACATTAACAGCCCACACCAAACTTTGTGGAGTTTTACCTAGTCCACAATCTTCAAATAGTGCTGACCTTCCTGTGTGCAACGCCCATGTAGTGAGTACTTGTTGGAAGTCGTATAGAAATTCAGGCATCCAGATGGGCTTAAAACCAAATGACTGATTTTTGAATTTTTTGGTGTCTATGAATTCTGAATATTTCACGGTTTGTATTTCTCCTTTTCAAACCAGCTTCGGCCCATGGGTGATACTTCTGCATCGACATCCATCGGAACGATAATCCAACTCCAATGTTTACGTAGATCGATAGTCATAACTTGATGAGCAATTTCAATGTAGTCTTTCAATTCTCGGTGTAAGACATCTCCAATTACACTGTCGTGAATTTGCCCAATCAGTTTTGTCTTCATTTTATATTTTCGCAGCAGTTTATTGATGCGGGTTATACACCACAACAAACAATGAAATGCAGATCCTTGAATTGG